TCTATCAGTAGCTGCAGAAAGGTCCACCGATTGAAATTCTGGATAAACTTTAAGATCCAACAGATTTCTTACAGGTTGCAACTGATCATTTGTTCCATCCTCAGGTACTTTCGTATCTAAGAAGGAATAAATACAATCATGTAAAGGTCTTAAAAGTATTTGTACCCAATTATTGGTAATTCCAACAATTCTACATTTACCTCTTAATTCTTTAATTAAACCCAATCTACCTAATGATAGGTCGATCGGGAAAAGAATCAGAGGCAAACATATTATTGTTCCCAGTATTAAAACACTGAGATAATGGAAATACCGCAATCGGAACGCATACTTAAACACCGATACATAGATTGTAGGGTTTCTCATCAATGCAATTAGGTCTAAACCAATACTCAAATAGGCTATGTTAGCATTAACACCTCCCTTTGTACTCATAAAGAATTTCGGAGATTCTAATTTCCGATTTTCAAAATAAGTAAAAGCATCTAAAGATTTCAAAGCCCGTCTGATCAATTCCTTACCAAGGGTAGGAGATTGTCCGTTAAAAGGATCAATCACCGTCCCAAAGTTTGGAATATGATCTTTAGGACTAAGAGCTCTAAAGATACTAAAGGTAGATATCAATGCCCTAATATATGGAGTAGGACTTACACTTTTATCTAAATCTCTAACAAGAGACTCAAATATAAGTTTATTATCCAATCCCATAATCTTAGGTAGTCCATTTTTGTATTTCTTAACCCATGTTTTCTTGTTATTCAATCCCTTACCAGCAATAAAGTTTCCAATTAACCGTAAACATTCTGTTAGATATTGGATCGTGAAAAGAACTCCTGATGTTAATCAGATTTTCTCGAAACGATTTCCAAGATTTAAAAGTTTGTCTCGGTCATTGTTACTCAATTGAAGTAGTAAACCAATTGCACTTATATAGCGTGTTATTTCGGTTCTATCTAAAGGAGTCATTGACTCTTTTTTGATAGAATTTAAACCTTTCAATCTCATTCCATCTACTAAACCTTTAATATAAAGGATTGAGTATAAGAATGAAAATGTCAGGAATAAAACCAAAAAATCACCAATATAAGGAATATTGAATAGATTGTTTAGATTAAATGTGTTGTATGTAACTTTAGTTATGTATAATATGTTTAGTCGAACACAATCACTTCCTTGGGTAAAGTTGGTTAATTTTTGCGCTTAGGGGTCATTCCTGACCCTTACGGTTAGGGTGTTAGCCTTCGTGCGGGTTCTCCTCTATTCAAAGAGACCTAACCAATCGGTACTTAATGAAGCTTTTGTTTTGCCGTATTCGTACGGTATAGCAAACTCGCAGTACCTTGACAAGAGAATACTGTTTCTTTTGACCAACCCCAAAAGGGTTAGGAGAAAGAGAGGTGCGCTTATTGCTAGTTGCCAACAAAATATAGATATATTCCGCGGGAAACTAGGTCGCTGCCTTTAGGGCAG